TGAAAATCAGCTTTCAATATTCCATGTTCTTTTCTATAGTTATCCATCCAATCATACATTGGCTTCTCGTAATCGCCATACGGAGTATACTTGATTGATAACTGCTTGAGACCATGTCCTCCAGGGTTCTCGTCTATGAGGTAATGGAGCAACATTGTGTCTTCAAAGTTAGGGAACTTAAACTTAAAGTGATACTCAAAGAATGCTATGTCAAACTTAGCATTGTGAAATATTACCGTTTTCTTACTAAAAAGTTCTTGTAACAAGTCTTCAGTTCGCTCATCAAAACATTCCGTATTGATATAAACTCCCTTCTGACCATCATAACAAAGCGATATACCCAGTATATAACCATCCCTAGGATATAGTCCCGTTGTCTCCGAGTCAAGTGCCACATATGTACCACTATGATCAATAGCTGCTTGTATAAAGGCATTGCACTCTTCTGTTTCTTCAATTCCGAAAGCGATACTCTCATCTATAATAACCTCGTCAACCAATCCTTTGATGTGGTTGATTATACTCTCTTTTGAAGTTTCCCAAGTCTTTCTAGCCTCGGGCTTGAACTTCAGCATAGCGGGATTAATTACAGGCAAGAATTTATCTTCTACTTTCTTGCCAGAATACTCTGTTACTGAATTAATTTTGGTAAAGTACTTCAACGCATCACTACCTACTAGTATAAGCCAGTCATAGTTATCTGTATTGATACTTATGTCACAATCTCTTTTTAATACTTTTTTAATATTTGAATCCGAACATAGTTGATACTGATCAAACTCAAACTCACCTTCAAATTCTCGTCTAAAATCAGTTCTACTCGGTTTAGTTTCTACTAAGGCAACTCTAGCCATATAACTTCCTCTTTAATTTATTTACTGAAGTTTGGGATAGTGCACCAGGATCTGTATCCTTGAAATGGATATTCCTAGCTACGAGACCAGCTTTCTCACACGCACCCTTTAAATTTTCTGCCGCAGTCTGACCTGCGGTATCCCCGTCAAAAAAGATTTCCACATACTCTGCTCCTTGTACTCGGAGCATAGATAGTTTAGCCTCATTATAATTATTAGTTCCAAAACAGCACACAGCATTAGTCAGACCTTTATCGTGCAAGTTTATCATATCATAGATACCTTCCACCAATATAACAGAGCCTTGTATAAACTCTACTACAGGAAAGAAGGGTAACCTAGCTCCCGGAGGAGAGAACTTGTACTTAGGTGTCCCACCTGTTGTGTGTCTTCCTTGAAAAGCTACTATATTACCTGATATGTCACGAATTGGAAATACTATTCTGCCCACATGGTCATTATGTGAGTGTTGAAAAGCCTCGAACTTCTTATAAGTTTCAGGGCGAATATCTCTCCAGTTTCCTACATACGGCAATCTATTTTGAGGAAAGGACAAACCAATACTTTCGGAGCGTTTTTGTATAATTTTCTTTTTAAAAAGGTCTCTCTGTTGTTGTAGTTGGTTTGCCCTTTCCCCAAAATGATTGAATAAATTACCTTTGTACCCACACGAAAAGCAATTGAAAATACCAGTAATCTGGTCTATTCTCATACTAGGATTTTTATCTCCATGTTCAGGATTAAGACACCTTACTAGGTAATCCGCACCCTTCTGCATGAAGTAAATATTCTTCTCTTGTAATAGCCTTTCTACTTCCATTAAATCCTTTCGTGAGGTTTATAATCTGAATCTTCTTCTTGACCGTCTGAATTTAAGTCAAGCATGTCTCGTACTTTCTTCCTGTAACTCTCTATGAACTCCAGAATTTCTTCTGTTTCTTTACTTGTTTCTTTTGCTTTTTTCATGTTGATATTATACTAAAGATGACATTAAATGTCAAGATATATTTTTACAGGTCGTCTATGTCTTCACCAGTCTTTTGATCGTTTGCTTCTCTCTCCTTGGGGGTTAGAGAAGATTCTGGGCCAATTTTTAATGTTTCCCAGTCCATTGTAGAGGTAAAAGAACGCATAGCGGCTGCTCTCATCTTAACACAGTTAAATGTGATACAACCATCTTCTTGACTCCATGGTTCCATAGAATATGCTGCATCAGCAGCGTCAAGAATACCTTTGGCAAATCGAGCTTCACCGCTAGCGTCTGTTTGGTACGGCGAGAATATTGGGGTTTCAAATTCTTGCGCCATGCTCTTCAAAGCCTTACTAACTTCTATTTGTTCTGTCCAATCGTATTGCCCTCCACGAGAAGGTATACTAGATCGCTTAACTTGATTGATATAGTCGACTATAACTACGCCCACATCCATCTTGCTTTTAATTTTTTTATCAAGCTCGGCTCTTATCTTAGAGATAGTAAGAGAGGGGTCATAAACTACATCTAACTGTTGAGATGGGAGAAGCTCACAAGTAGATTTTAGTTTATCGTGGAACTTTTCAAAGTCTCGATGATCTCGGTACTCTGCAAGTCGCTCTTGGCTATCTTGATATCGGGCAGCCCACCAACTAGCAACCTTTTCCCATTCCGTTACGTTAAGATTTTTAGCGCGTAGGCGTGAAAAAGGTACTTCAGTTGCAATCGAACAACACCGTTGCAGTATCGCTCGGCTATCCATCTCAATAGTGAAATAGATTGCAGACTTTCCAGATTCATAGACATTGTTAGCAATATTAGAGCAGGTAATAGATTTCCCCGCCCCTCGACGACCGCCTACTAAGATTAAGTCTCGGGGGGAGAACGAAATCTCGTAGTCATTATCGGTATTTAAGCCGAGAGGCAGGTACTTTCCTAACTCTTCATCAGGTTCAAACAAGGGAATACGTTGCATACTCTCTTGTGGTTCTTGAAGGTCTACTTTGTTTTCGATATCAAGAACGATTTGATGTAAGTGTCCTACAGATTCCTCTGCATCCTCAAAGGACATAGAGTTATCAACGTAGTCCTCAAGTGACAGTAGTATCTCTTTTTGAGTATACTCATTTTTCAGATACTGAAGAAGCATATACGCATCCGCATCTACTTCAACAGAATCTATGGCAAAGAGAAGTTCCTTAGTGGCACTATCTCTTAGCTCAAACTTGAGGTCTTCAAACGTGGGGAGCTTATGAAATTTTTCGCAGTGCTTGTCTATCTCAGAAAATAATCTGTGATAGGCTACAGGCAAGTAATGCTTACGCACTGATGACCAAGATTCAAAATCTTGCACATCTAAAACTTGCTTTATAAAAGCACTTGCGATATTCAATGGTTCCCCCGAGTGAAATGTAGCCAGAACAACCCCTTGTCCTAGCTACATGGATGTACTACTTCTTAGGAAGCAGCAGCTTTTTCTTTCTTTGCAGCTCCATCATAGTCTGACGCTGTCAGCCCACGACGGGTTAGCATAGTTTTGACACCTCGGGCAGTTTTACCAATTGTCTCTGCAATTGATTCTACTGTCATATCAGAAACATCACCCAGGTCAGCCAAAGGATCTTCTTTTGCTGAGCCTTTCGTATGCTCTTGACGGGGGATAGCGTCGATTTCGCCGGAACGAAGAAGGCTAAGAGCCTTACCACGAATACTGTTTACAGTACGGTCAAGCTTTTCTGCAATCGCTTCCACGAAAGCACCATCTTTAACCATAGCTACGAAGATATCTTCTTCCTCGGGGGAATAAGTTCTTACAGTCTCCACTTTGGGAGCAGCTTTAACATGGCCAGTAAGTTCCATAGAAAGGATCTTACCTTGAATAGATTTAGGACTAAAAGCCCCAGATTCAAAGTGAGATGCGATCTCTGCATAGGTATACTCGCCGCTATTGCCTTCGACAAAAGCAGAGAGAGTAGCTTCTTGAGACTCGCTGAAAGCGCGTGCACTTTTAGCTGAAGCAAGTTCTACTTCAAAACCCATTTTACGCAGTTTGCTAGAAACTGACCGTGTAGTAGTCTCAAGCTGGTCTGCAGCTTCTGCTACAGTTACTTGAGAAATTGGTACTTCATCACCGACGAAATTAGTGAGCTCGTCAGTACGCTCATCAGTCCACTTAGGCAGTGTTGCCATTGGTTTCTCCTATAAAATCTAATAGATTAGTTACTATTGTTATGCCAGACTCTCTGGCCTTTTTTGTTTTTGCAGATTCTATTCCACTTTCATTCACGAGAATGGTTACATCTTTTGTAATAGTACTTTTTACTGCGTATCCTTGGGCTGCTAGTGCCTGGGTTGCGTCAGCTTTAGTTTTAAAACTTGTTAGTTTACCACTAATACATACTGTACCAAGAGCTTCTACTTTATCTTTAGGTTTCTCAAACTTAAAATCAAACGGTAAAAACTCAAAATTATTAATCCATTCATCTTCGTACCAATCCATTAAACTCTCAGTAGTCTTAATTCCAAGACCCGCGTCACGACATTTGCCCATGCTAAGCTCAGTGAGATAGCTAATTTTTGTGGACAATTTCTCTGTTGCAGTCTTTCCGACTAAGGGTATACTAAAAGCTGGTAGTAATTGGTTCAATGTAGCTTTCTTACTATGTTCAATCTCTACAAATAGCTTATCTGCCAGCCGTTCTGAGGAGAGAGCAATCTTTGTAAGGTCATAGTCAAGCGCATATAATTCCCATAAGCAGGTAATTGACAGCTTTTCTATAGTCTTTGGCCCAAGCCCTTTAATTTTTAGGGTCTTGGCAAAGTGCTCAATTTGTTTACTAATTTGTGCAGGACACTCGGTGTTCTCACAAAACAATAAGTCGTTTCTCCACGCCAACACAAAACCGCACGAACTACAAGTAGTAGGGGCTAGTATCGCTTGCATGGGGACTCCTCTGAAATTGAAAGTATATTATATCTAATTTTGAGATTATTGTCAAGAATTATTTTTAGTTAACTCGTCGGACAATACGGGGGATGATTTCACCACTGCGTATGACTTCGACCTCGCAACCAATTTCTAATCCTAACTCCTCAATGTATTGCATATTATGTAAGGTAGCTCTGGAAACCTGTGCATCCCCAACCATAACGGGCTCTAATTCTGCTACTGGTGTTACCACTCCAGACTTACCTGTTTGCCAGACTACACCTAGTAGTTTGGTTACTACTCCTTCCTTTTGTTCTTTATAAGCTAAAGAACCTCTGGGATGATGTGCAGTAAAACCACAATCTTCCCATGCTTCCAGATTATCAATCCTAAAGACTTCACCATCTGTAGGGTAGTCAGTAGCAATAAAGCTAATATCTGTATAGAAACCTAATTTTTGACAGTGAAGTAGTTTATCTGACCAGTACAAAAAGTCACCATTTGGTCGCATATCATGTACTACAAAAAATAAGTAAGGTCTTCGTTCTTTAAACTCTTCTTCACTCTTAAGGTTTAAGGCACCTGCTGCAAAGTTTCTTGCATTAGGAATACTACTTGGTGCTACTACTTCACCGTCAATCTGACAGAGAGCTTTGTAGTCAATTTCCCACGGAACTGTTTTAAGGTGGCGTACATTTTTCGTTATGTCTATGCCTTCTTTACCATTACCACGGCTTGTGGCTCGTACTAATAAGCCTCCATCATAAACGAGGGATATAGCAGCCCCATCCAACTTAGGAGTTCTACAGGGCCAGCGGTTGTTAGACCACTCATCTACTTCTTCAAGAGAAAAAGTTTTCTGTAACGAATACATAGGATAGAGATGCGCAACTCCAGACTTAGCAGTGTAGCCAACCTCGAGTTCAGCACCCTCTGTGGACTTGAGAAGAGAGCCTTCTAAAGCGTCCCACTCTTCATCACTTAATGGGCTTTCACCATCTTCGTAATAAAGTTTGGCTATCTTGTTCCTGTATGCGTAATCTATGTCTGTCATAGGTTCTCTCATTTATTTACAGATATTATACTAGAGAATGCACATAAAGTCAAGAATTATTTGGGGGATCCTCCGGATAAATTTCTTTTATTAATTCACCAAAGTTTTCTTCTATGATTTGCCTAGATTCGGCAAGAGATATAATCTCTGTTAAAGCGCGGAACAGTTCCCTAGAATTATTAAAGTCAAGTGGCAAAGCTACCCCCTTAGGAGTAGGCTGCCATTCTTCTTCAAAATCCATATAATACTTTCTTAGATGCAGGTATTCTATACCTCTGAAAGTATTGACAGTGAGCCGTACTTGCTCTTGTTTTTCTTCATCGTAATGAATTACGTGTTCATAAATATTAACAGGATCAGTAATATCTATCATGATTCATTCTTCAGTACAGAGGCTAAAGGGACTACACTTGTTACATTAAAAGGCTTTAACAGACGGTAAGAATCTGTATCCCAGCAGAATAATAATAGTGTATTGCTTGTCTCTTTTGCCCTGTTCTTTTTGCTCTGAATATAAGGCGTGCTAAAGTCCAACGTGCAAACATTGTACTTTAGTTTTTTTGAGTTCTCACTACGATAAGTAATGATTGCGTCGCCATACTCCGTGACAAGAGCGGTTAGTTCTTGTTTCTTCACAAAGGCTCCTTAGGTTTAGGTGGGTAAAATCTTTTACCTTCCTATACTCTGAAGCCTAATTGGCTACAAAAAATATGTCGATACTAACCGAGTAATCCGGTGAAGTACTGGGCAGCTTTGCCTGTTAATTTAGATACAATATCTTCATCAACTAAATGTCCACGAGCTATGATAGCTGCTGCAAGGGCGTCCTGTGCAGCTTGTTTTGATACTCTAGTAGAGGTAGTTTTAGTACCATTACTAACAGCTTCTTTCTTTACATAAACTCCTGCTCTGCTAAGAATCATGCGAACTCCATTAGGGCTTTCACCTACTTCGTCAGCAATGTCTTTCACAATCTCCATTGAGGTTTCTGGAGTTGGGTTTTCTGCTTCGTACATATCTACTACTTGTTCTTTTTTTTCGTCGTCCCACGCCATTATGCGTTTCCTTTTGTTAATTTACTTAATTTTGAAATGATATTATATCGCGATTTAACATTTGTGTCAAGATTTATTTTTCACTGCCTAGTAGCAAAATCGGCTCTACCCCAGCGTATTATACTATCTTTTTCAAGATCCTCAAATGTATCTGTCTCTACATTTATTACTATTAATTTATTTCCTTTGCTCGGGAGACCGCTCTTTCTATATAAGTGCGTATGTTCCGCATTAGATGTCATACTTTTAAATGTAATCCAACACTTATCATCCTCTTCTAAAACTGTGAGTATATTGTCTACCATCATATCTTATTTAAATTAACTCCATATTCTTCCAAGTGGGAAAGTTTCCCTAGCTCACAGGCTAGTACAAAAGCATAAAAGCCACCTACTGTATTATCTTCTGTTTTCTCTAGGATGTATACTCGGTAGCCTTTGCTTTCGTACTGTTCTTTAACCTCTACTTCTGCCTCTACTATTGCAGGTGCATGATACCTTGCAGACCATACTTTCTCTCCCGAATTGAAGCTCTCTGCTACACAATTCTCGGGAATCATACACGGTCCAGCACGCTCTTCTACACTAGCAGGTCGTTGTGGTACTCCTACTCTGTCGAGTATAGAGCGCACAAACCCGGATGACCGATATAACCCCGTTGCGATTTCAGAGATAGATTCTCCTTGCAAATAGTTTGTTATAGCTTCAGTTATTTCGTACCCAGCCGCTCTTTTACCTTTGTTTGTAGCCTTTCGTTTTGCTACATACTCTTGTCTTTCTTCGAACTCGGCGATGA